TAATGAGTATTATTCTCAATAAAGAATTAAAAAAAAGGAGCCTCCGAAGAGACTCCCGTATGATATATATAAAAAAAATTAGAAAGCAGCGTTACCAGAAGAACCAACTGCAGCACCTGCAATAAGTTCAACAGCAGCGGCTGGATTCAGGTAGTCAGCACCCATAGCCAAACGGCCAAGGATTACATCACCCTGATAGATGACTGAAACGTCACCAGAAGTAACTTGAACTTGAGGAGCAATTGCTTCAACACAACCAGCAGCTTCGCGCTGGAAGATCAAACCACAACTGTTAGCAAATTCGGTTTCTTCACCGTACTCGTTGTTGATGCCTGAAACATCTGCAGCAGCATCTTCAATAGCTTCACCGACAAATGAACCAGTATTACCAGGACTGGTAACACCAGGATTAGTAGCAGAAGCAGAGCCATACTTAGTACCATAGGAACTAAAGAATGGAATGTTCATTGACTTGTAGATCTTGATACCAGCAATCTCAATGATGCCGTTACCAGACTGCAGTGCCGAACCCTGTACGTCACGATTTACAAGACCATTAGAACCAACAGCTTGAATCAATTCATAGTATTGTCTTGGGTTTAAGACACCGACTCGACCGTCGCTACTTACACCTTTCTCGTCCATTGCAGCTGCAGCGTCATAGAAGGCGTTAATCAAAGAAGCAGGAACGTATGCATCAGCTCCTGAGTTGTTAGTACCAACACGGATTTGTGTACCGCCGGGTTCAACATAGTTAGTTGCACTAACAGGAGAGGCAGCACGTGCACCACGTGCAATAGCACGGAAGATCAAACGGTCATACTTTTCTGCGAGGGCATAACCGATTTTACGTGAGATCTCAGACCTCAAATCGTAATGAGAAAGTACCTCGTCTAATTCATAGACGAAAGCTGAGCTGATCAACAGGTCATCAACCGTGATCGTCTTCTCAGCTACAGGAGGAGCATTATTGCTATCACCCAAAATGCTATTTCCAGGTGTATGAAATTCCGATTTTGTACGACCTGTGTAGATGAACTGCATTGATTTGCCGTTCTTCAAGGTACGCTTCATAACCAAATCGCGAGCGATTGTGTTATTTTGGAAACCTTTAAACATCTCGCCACTGAACAACTTAAGGTACAGTGCGCGTTTGTCTCCAGATAGGTTAGCCTGACCCAGCTGAGTAAGCTGAGCAGGGTTTACAGTAGATTGAAAAGCCATTTTTTTAAAGAGAGTTATTTTCGACTCTCTGAACGTTCAGAGTTATTTAGTTGTATATGTGTGGTCTATTCCCACCGTCTAGACGGCAAAGGGTATCCTCGTAAGGGCCGATGCCTATTGCTAAGGGAGGATTTGCACCCCCCAATGACAGAACTACTTAGCGGCTTTTTAGGTAAGCCACACCGCGATAAACAAGCTTTTGTTCTTTACGAACTATATCTTGCTCACGTACACGCTGACGAACTTCAACGTTTGGCATAGTATCCTCCTTAGAGAATTGAGTGACCCCGTTCCATGTCACCTCATGTCATGCGTCCCAAAGGGATGAACGGACTTTTTAGTTAACCAATAGATGGTGCTTTATGTGTAGCTAGATCAAGTGGGAAGTTATGAGCATTACGCTCATGCATTACTTCCATTCCTAGTCCCGCACGGTTAAGTATGTCAGCCCAAGTAGGGACAACGTGGTTCCCGTTATCGACAATGGATTGATTAAAGTTGAATCCGTTAAGGTTGAAAGCCATAGTGCTAACACCCAAGCTAGTAAACCAAATACCAAGCACAGGCCATGCAGCCAAGAAAAAGTGGAGACTACGTGAGTTATTAAATGACGCATATTGAAAAATTAATCGTCCAAAATATCCGTGAGCAGCGACAATATTATATGTCTCTTCTTCCTGTCCAAATTTATACCCATAGTTCTGAGATACCGTTTCGGTAGTCTCCCTAACCAAGGAACTGGTGACAAGAGAACCATGCATAGCGCTGAACAAAGACCCACCAAATACGCCGGCAACACCCAACATGTGAAAAGGATGCATAAGAATATTGTGTTCAGCCTGGAAGACAAGCATGTAGTTGAAGGTGCCGGATATGCCAAGAGGCATCGCATCTGAAAAAGAACCTTGTCCAAAGGGATATACCAAGAAGACAGCACTTGCCGCTGCGACAGGTGCTGAGTAAGCAACGAAAATCCATGGACGCATACCTAGCCGGTAGCTAAGTTCCCATTCGCGTCCCATGTAAGAGTAGATACCGATAAGGAAATGGAAGACAACGAGTTGAAATGGTCCTCCGTTGTATAGCCATTCATCGAGACTTGCTGCTTCCCAGATGGGATAGAAGTGCAAGCCGATTGCATTTGAAGACGGGACAACTGCTCCCGATATAATGTTATTTCCGTATAGGAGCGATCCAGCAACTGGTTCACGAATGCCATCAATATCTACAGGGGGTGCGCCAACGAAGGCAATAATGAAACAAGTGGTAGCTGCAAGCAGCGTGGGAATCATCAGGATTCCAAACCAACCAACATAAAGACGGTTGTTTGTAGAGGTAACCCAATTACAAAAGGCTTCCCAGTTATTTAATTTTTGTGGTTTTGAAAGTACAGCGGTCATTAAAGTAATAGTGCATTGTTTTTGTATCAGGTAAGTAAGACCAGTTTAAAGACTTGGCTGTCTAGAGCTATGGGAGGAATTGCACCTCCCTTATTCTATTTAGCTGTTATGCTTTTTTAGTTTTAGCTGCTGCCATAAATTGTGCAGCGGTAGGAGCACCTTTGCTTCCAGTTTTCCTCATCCTCTCTCCACTACCAGCAGCAATACGTTTGCGCTTTGCGTGGATGTTTGCATAAAGACCAGGTTTAGCCATCATTTATACCTATCGGGATTTTTAGTTTCGACATAAAAGCCACCAGATTTTTTTGGATTTAGACCATAACCTTCGTCAAAACCTGCCAAAGCTTTCGCAATTTTTTCAGTAATGTGTGGCTTCTTTTTTTTATCTTTAGCCATGGCTATTTTTTTTTAGGTGGACGACCTTTCTTTGTACCGTATGTTCCTTTACCTTGTGGCATTACCAGACTCCAGGGATAAGTTGACCAGTGATTGCGTAAGCACCAAGAGCCGCTAGAACGCCAAGCATAGCAAGACGACCGTTAAGCTTCTCAGCCTTTTCATTGTGAGTTTCAGTTACATCCATGATTTGCATAGGTGTTTCGGTGGGCCAGATTTGTGTATCATTCATTTTTTTCTACCCCCAATAGCATCCCATTTTTCTTGTATCATATCTACTTTAGGTGGGTTTTTGTATGGTAAGGGTGGTCTTGATCTGTGTTCATCAATCTGTTCCTGTGTAGGAATAGTAATTCTGAACGGTGTTCCTTCTGCTTCAAATTCCTCATTCATATCAATATATGTTTGAGGAGTTACCTTAATTTCTAGAACACCCACTTAACACCAGCTTTAGTGCCGTAAGAATTATCTAGGTCTCCAGTTAGAAAAGAAACTTCTCCATACAAAGAAACGGACTCACTCAAAGGAGCGGCACCACCAATTTTTCCAGACCATTCAATCTCAGCATCACCACCATCAGGAACAAGTGCTGCAGGACCACCTTGGATATACCAGTTGTCACCTTCATAACCAATATGATTGTCGATTACAGTACCTCCATACTGTGATCCAAAAAATCCTGAGTTAGCTTCTACGTTTACATAAGGTCCAGCAAAACATGGAGCAGCAGCAAAAAATGTTGCAGGGAGGATAGCAAAAATTTTCATTTTAATTTATTAAGAAAAGAATAAGTATGTTGTGTACGATTACCATGAATACCCCACCCTAACCAGTGGTAAGCAGCATTCATATAGTAAGGGATTGTCTGATGGTTAGTCAGAAATGAGCTAAGGTCATCCCTAAATCTTAACTCATGTATCATGTAGGCTGTTTGACATTCTAAAGAACTAGGATCAGCCTTTTGTTTAGCACAGAAAGTACCTAATCCATCATAGCGATTCTTAGATGTCCATTGGATTAAACCATAACCACCTTTTATACATCTGTCATATGGAATAATGGTACCACCTTCGCAGACGTTAGGTTTAAATGTTGACTCTTGATAAATGTTACCCAAAATAACAGCAAGTGCAGTTCGATCTGTTACACCTGCAGAAGTCTGTAGTTGTTCTAGAACGTACTGCTCTTGTACAGTACATTGTGGACAGTCAATCATTAGAAACCAAGGTCGGAATTTTCAAGTTTAGCCATAACGTCAGAGCGATATGCAGGATCGTTATCATAACGTGGATCATTCATTGCTTGTACAAGCTCTGATTGACTACGGAAAACAGCTTTAGATTCTGTTGACCCACGACCTGTTAAAAGTTGACCTTCTGAACCAACAGCATTAGAATATTTATTTGATAAAGCTTGGACAGCAAAATAAATAGAATTAGCATTACCATCAGCCATCACAGAATCATACATTTCAACTTCTTCTTTAGAAAGAGATTGACTTGCCCAATCAAGCATAGTTTGATAAGCTTTTTCACCACCAACCATTTTATATAATTGTTGTGCCTGTTCTTCAGTTAGTTTTCCTTCAGCTACTTCTGCCTCATCTGATTCTTCTGATTCTTCTGCCTCTTCTGATTCTTCTGTTGGCTCATTATCTGTCGACTCTTCTTCTTTAGGTTCACCTAGTTTTTTTTGAAGTTCTAAATAAGCTTTTTCAAGAGATTGTGTGCTATCAAATTTACCTGCTAGTAGCTGTTGTTGTGAACCTTCATTAGCCTCAGCAATAGCTAAAGATTCTTGCTCATCAGAATTCAGTTCTGGCTGATCAGCCGGTGTTTCATTTAAAGTTAGTGTTTCACTCATTAAATTTGTGGTGGTGGTTGTTGTTGTTGTTGTATCTCAGACTGCATTTCAGCTTGTTCACGTTTTTGATCAATAGCTGCCATTTGTGGTTCTTGTTGTATAGCAGTCATTGCTTGTTGTTGTTCCATACTTTGCTGCTGTTCAGCTTGGATTTCATCCATACTTTTTACAAGATTAAGTACGTCAATTCCAGATGAAGCAGCTAAACGTTTGACAACTTCTTCTGAATTAATAAATTGTTGGATAGCTTCTGGACCCATTGTTTGTGCAATAACTTGTAAGAATTGACCAAGACTTTCACGGTCTTGACCCCTACCTAATGCATTAATACCAGCAACAATAGTTGGTTTAACAATACCACCTTTAGGTAACCGTGGTATTTCTCCAGTTTTTTGTGCAACGTTCAATTTACGATTCAAATAAGGTACTAAAAATTCAACAGTAAGTAGACTGAATAATCCACCAAGCTGTTGCTCTAGTTCCATCTGTGTCATCCTTACTTCTTCTGCTGTAGTCCTTTCAGACTGACGAACATTAAGAATAAGGAATGCTTCACTAAGACGTTGTGATAATGTACCCACCATTTGATAGGCAGTTTGAAAATCAGCTGTTTTTCCAACTTGAACAACACCAATATCATCAGGTCTTCCTTGAATGATAGCACCATTACCTGCATTAGCAAGTGTTGATGGTTTGGTAGTTGAGCTAGGATTGACAGTAAATATAATTTTAGCAGCAGCAGCACTACCTTCAACCAGTGCTTGTGACAGAGCTTCAAGTGATTTCAGGTCACCAATAAATTCTTCTACCCTACCACGTCCGTAGACTTCACCATCTACGTGGTTAAATCTTAACACAAGCCATGGATTAGCGTCAAGAGGAGCTTTACTTACTGACTTAGGAAGGATTTGATCATCTACTTCCTGGTGCCACAACCAACGATTATTATCTAAAATAACATGTGTATAAATATCACATTCATCATCATGACGTGTTGTATTATCAGAAGGTGTGTTTGGTTGTGGTGGTTTATAATCTGGATTAAATTTTTTCAGTAATTTTTTCGAGATTGTTTCTTTTGTTACAATTTCTATAACATTACCGTTACCATCTCTGTCTATTGCATATCGGTTTAAAGGATAAAGTTTTAAACCATCCTTACCCATAAAGACAAGAGCATTTCCAGCTACTACAAGATGCTTTAGTGCTTGATGAACAACAACACGATCACTAGAAGCCGCAATGGATTCCATGATAGTGCGTTCGATCTTAGCAAACGACAAGTCTAGTTCAGATCTAATTTCTGGTCCTAGTTCTTCTGGTAAGTTAACATCGTTTACCTGTAGTTTAAAGAAGCTAGTTTGTGGAGGTAACAATGCAAGCATTAGTTTACTTGCAAGTGTTACTACACCTTTGGCTCCTTGTGATTGCCACGGGGTTGTAAGTTTTACTGAACCTTTAGAGAAAACCTCATCATCACGGATGAGATAAGGAAGAGTTAGATCTGCTGCCTGTCTAGCAGTATTTAGAAACTGTGAACGATCTGAAGACAATCTGTCATATCGTGTTTTAGCTGTCATTAAATTTTACACATTTAGTGTTCTTTGCGTTGAGGGTGTAGTTGTATTAGTGTTCGAAAATCCTAACGAACCAATTCTTGGCATTGAGGTGCTACTACTTCGTCTAATAAAACCTGATGTACCACCTACAGTACCTTGCCTTACTGACTCTGCAGCCCCAAGCCTCACTTCAGCTCGCTGTCCAGATCTAGCTTGGTTAACACTTGTAGTACGTTGATTTATTGCAAGTTGTTCGGCTTGTTGTTGTCGTTCTCTAACAGCTGCTGCTTGTGCTGCCTGCTCTCGTCTAATTTGAGCTGCTTGTGCTGCTTGCTGCTGTGTACGCATTGCTGTAATTTGAGCTGTATAATCTCGACGGTTTTGATCAATCACACTTCTCAAACTAGTCATTCTAGAATCTTCTGCAGCACGCCTACTTGTTTCAAGTCTTGTTGCTGCTTGTCTATCTGCAATTCTTTCTCGTGCTATAGCTGCTATAGCTGCTGTTTGTCGATTACTAGCAATATTTTGAGCTCTCCGCTGAGCAGCTGTTGCTTGATCTCTTGCTAATTGTTCCCTAGCAAGTCTTGCCCATGTTACCTCGTTTTGCCTTTTATTCGCGTCTCTTCTTCTTAGTTGAGCTTCACGGTCTCGACTTTGCTGAGCCTGTCTAGCCCATACAGCATCGCGTCTTGCTTCAAATTCTGGATCAAATGTAGTATAACTGGCCATTAATTTTCCTCCATGTAACGAATAACCCACTCAACTACACTACGTTGACCAGATCTATACATAATTTTTTCCATTGTATCATCAGGTGTAGGATTAATAGGTGGAAAAATTTCTTCTAATTGATTTGTTAAACCACGGGCTTGCATACCCACGGTCTCAAGCATATTTGGGGAGATTGACATTACTATGTTCGAAGAAAGAGGGCATTCTTGCTGCTTTCGTAAAAGAAAGTTCAGGAGCCTTACCCTGATACATTAAGTTATCGCTAGATTGCAACCAAAATTTTTTATCTAAATTTTTATAGGTAGTATTAATACCTAGTGGTTGCATTACCCAGTTAATAGTTGCTTTTCTTAGCTTGTCTAGGCTTGGAGAAACCTCTAGACCTAGTTCTCTACATACAATTGAATTAGCACTGACATGGATCTGTTCATCTCGACTGATATCGGCACTTACTGTTCGCATTCCAGCGTCACCATTAGCGCGAAAGAATGGTAAAAGAACGAAGAAAATTGCACGCTCGGCAACCATCGCTTTGAGGATCGTATGATCCGGATGCGCTGTCCAAGCATCACGTAGCCGTAACGCTTCAGCCTCAGCTTGTGGATCAGTTCCGTAAGCATTGGCAATGTAACCAAGTGCCAGGTCGTGGTTCTGTTCGTCCTTGACGTTTGACTCCAGTAGTTCCCGCGATAACTCTGGTACGTCGGAAGCCAATCCATCACGAATAAAATCTCCCACAGGTAGTTCCATGTGCCGCAAAGCAAGTGCACGGAGCAGCGTTTCGTGTGCTCCTTCCTTGCATGTACCAGCAGTTGTCTGTACTGGTGTCCATTTTCTTTTTCTGTTTAGTAGTTTCTGATAAGGATTTAATCTCATTCTTGACAATCACATTGTGGTTCATTTAGTAAATTGTTCAGGTAATCATCAACATCAACATCAGCTATAGCAGCATACGCATCGGTCTTATCCTGAACATCGCCCATTACTTGCAATGAATAATAAAGCGAGGTTTGTGGAGACCTTAGCCACTCTTCAATGAATTCCTCATCCATGATAGCCAAATCTGACCACCAATTATATGAGTATCCATGGAGAAGTCCACTGGTTTGGTAGAGAGTCATGATGCCATTAGCAACACGTTTATAATTCTCCCATCCGCACTCTGATGCAATTTCTACATCACCATAATTATATGTTTGTACACCAAAAGTACCAGAATCGCGGTCTACAGTACGACCAATAGGTGGTGCGATTTCTGGAGTACAAGTAAAGCCATCAACATCCTTTGAGCGGTAGCTGCAAGATGCTGTAGGGGCGATAGCAAATGCTCGGTCCATATTATACTCATGTGCAATAAGGGATGCATCACGAATACCATTAGCAAGTTGTTGTACAAGAGAATATGCAGCAGTAGCTTCTACTTTGTTATTGTTATACTGTTCTAATGCACGACCAAACTGCTCATAACTTACACCATATCGTCGCAGTAAATTAGCTAGACCAAGTACACCAAGCCCAACCTGTCTATCTGTTTCTGATGGTAGATACTCACCGCTATCTCCTACACCAGTTTTACCATGTAGTTCACATAGTTCTTTCATACCTTCTGCAAATGCAATAGGAATTTGATCAAAACTACATGCCCCCAAGTTCACGTGTTGTAAAAGACAAGTCCCACGACTAGGTAAATATACTTCCAGACAAACATTACCACGGATACGTTGTGTTCCTTGGTACTTAACTTTGTTCAACCAAATGTCACCAGCTTTTATACCTTGAATTAACAAGTCTCGTAGCTCTGTTGACATATTATCCCACCATTCTCGTGTGATGTTAACGCAACGTTTAACCCAAGGTAGTACATCACGTGGTGTTGTAATAAATTCCTCTAAGTCAGCATGTTCTGCGTCAATATGCAAAACTATTGCACCATTTTTGTATTTTCCACCCCTCCTGAGAGTTTCGTTAAGAGCCGAATAGATTCGTCCAAATGATACAGGACCACTCGCAATGACGCCAGAGTCTCTCTCGAAGCCTCGTGGGTCAAGTTCTGATAGATGGATTGCAACTCCTGCGCCTCGGCGTAGAGCATGGCTAGAGAACCTCCAGCTGGCTTCAATTCCGTTTGGTCCTTCAAGTTCATTTTCAACATTCATAACGGTGCACGACACCGGGAGACGACCAGATGGATCATCAATCCATGCCTGAACACGTCCAGTTCTAGAAATTAATTCGCTCATTTAACTAAGTCTTGTAGATTAGGTGGTTGATAATTTGGTCCTTTCATAACCTTACCATCGGACCGTCGGATAGGTTTATTATCAAGACCAAGCTTGGATAAATTTGATTTATGAACACGGTCCAATGCTTCCTCTAGATCCCATTCCATGTTCTCTGCATATTGAAAGCAGACATACACAAGATCTGCTAACTCTTTTAATTCATCTGCATAACCTTCTTCTGTTGCTGCATACATAAATTCTTTGAACTCTTCAACGATCAAATCCCGTTGCATAGTCCGGCTCCCCGTGGAGTTCTGTATTCCATATGCTGTCCGAAACTGAATTGCTTGGTCCGAAAGTGATTGTTTTTGTAGATGTTGTGTTGTTAAGTTCATTTTCAAGATAGTGGATAGCCTTTTCAAGGTCAGACGCTTTCGTGTTAGCATCTTTGTAACCGGCTCGGCAAATATATTTAACTGCACAGCCAAGATGATAGTTTAATTCCCAGTCTCTGATTGCGTCCCAGCATTCAATTGATCCTCGTGTGTAGTAGGCAGGGGAGAAATGCGCCATTGTGCTAATAATTGTCCTACGTTGTTGGTTAAAATAAAGTTAGTTTTTTGTAGTTGCAGAAACAACTCAATCATCTGATCAGGAGGACACCGCTTTAACAGCTCCTCCATTCTTTTTAGTTTAAACTCTTGTTCTAGAGTTATTTCAGTCATTGGCATTGGTGGGAGTCCATAAGATGGGTCTGTTCTCTTTGAAGTCATAATCGTCAGCAGTTAGTATCTTAGCTAATCGTGCATTGAGTAGTGCTTCGTTACTTGTAAGACCTTTAGACTCAAAAGCTTTTACAACGCTATCCCAAGTGTAGCCATGTTCAGAAAAAAATTTTACGCTAGTTTTTACACCGAATCCGGGGGCGCCTGAGTAACCATCTGTGCTGTCACCAGCAAGAGTTTGAATAATAAACCATTCCCAACCAGATTGTTTATCTATTGTAAAGGTTTCATCTAGATTGTAGAGAGTACCAGGTATTTGTTTCATATCCTTGTCCGGCGAAACAATTACACATTCATCATTTGATGTTGCATAAATACCCATTGCATCATCTGCCTCTAGTTGTGGCATTCTTATAACACGATAGTGATCATGTAATTTATAAATTACTCGTCTGTATCCACATGGTTTCTTTCGATTTCTGTGACCTTTGTAAGATTTTTCAACTGATTTACGAAAATTAACAGCATCACTAAAGAACAGGATAACATCTGGATCGAAGAAAACTGATTTAATTTTATTAAGTTCTCTAATAACATTAGTATATGCTTCACTAAATCTACTGCCGACCATGATTACATCATCACCCCAATCAATGTCATACTCAGCCGATGCACATGCTTTGTAAACAATGTAATCAGCATCGATCAGTAGAGTAGTCATTTACCTTGACCTCTACTTAGCTTGCGATTACCTTTTGGTTTAGATAATTTACTTTGACCTTGGGTTGTTTTTTTCTTAGTAGATTTAATCTCCTGTTCGTTTTTCTTTGAGTAAAGCATTAGTGGGTTTGGCTCCAGTTGGTTCCTGTAGTTGCGTCGGCGTCAATTCGACACCTGATGTTGTAGTATTCACCAGCTTCTGTACTGCTAAGTACCAAGGATGAACATAAGTCTGTGGCGTGTTCGGGAGAACACTCGAATTGTAATTCGTCATGAACAAATGCTAGTTGTGAACAGCATAGTTTTAGTTGTTTAATATTATGTTGGTTAATAATCATCCAACGTTTAGCCAAGATTGCAGAATTACCTTGCAAGCAATAATTCAACGCTTTATGCGGTGAATCCACGATAATTTTTCGGTCATCGATAGCTTTGAGGTATCCACGTTCTGAAGCTTTCTTAATTGCATCCAGGAGATCACCGAGTCCTTCAATTGCATCAACATATGCTTCTCTGATCTCTTGTCCTTTTTTCTTTGCTGCCGAGGATGAAAGAAGTTTGTCATAGCTGTGTCCAATTTTTTCATTGCCCGCCCCATATAGCATGGCGTAGGTTACCGTCTTTACTTGTTTTCGACTGATACCTATCTTATCAGCATTGACTTGATGGATGTCACCATTTAGTAGGATGTCAGCATAACGTCCGTCATCATACCTGGCGAGGAAATGCGAAAGCATTCTGAGTTCGATCCCTGCCAAATCAGCCCCAACCATTACTAAACCAGGGCTGGCAGTAAATAGCTGCCTAAATCTAGAATCACTTGGAACTTGAGATAAGTTGGGGTTACGATGAGCTTGACGAAATGTTGCAGTAGCTACTGAACAATGGTGATGTATTCGACTAGCATTCGTAGATAGCTTGAGCCATGCGTTCGCGCCTTCGGAGATCATCCCAAGCATTTTCGTTACCGTCAAACATCTCGCAAACTGCATAGCAATCGGAGATCCAATCTCGGTCAGAATAACTTCGTCGATAACTGGTTTCCCAGTAGTTGTCTTCTGAGTTGGAATCCAACCACAGAATGTTTGCAATATCCATGAGATGTGATCGCGTGATGTTGGATTTAATTCTTTTAAGCGTGTGAATGGAGCGTCTTTGACATAGCCTTGGGTCCGATTATTTCTCTTAGGAGTAAATATTGATCCTGCAACGTAAGGGTGCCTGTCACGTAGTAATTGATAAGTTTGCTCAAGCTCTCGTCTGAGAGTAGATGCAAGTTCCCATGCAGAGCGTTCATCAAAATACCATCCATGTAGTTCCTGTTTTGTAAGGATTTCGGCAGACTCATGTTCTAATTTAATCCATTCAGGTATGGTTGAAAATGTTTCCAAAGTTTGTTAGTAACAACAACGTCTTGTATCATGTAATCTTGCATTTCTTGTGACCATTCCTTCCAATCTGTATCTTTTCCAAATGTACCTTTATTTTCATCTAGACGATAACCATAAGCTTCAAGTGAATGTCTACCATATAATTTTAAAGGCATATTTTTCCAGACACGTTTTTTATCTATGTCTAGTAAGTTTGGATGATACAAACGACTGAGCAAAAGAGTATCCAAGCAATCACCAATACGTCTAAACCATGGGTATAATTTATTAATGATAGCAAGATCGTACCCAATAATGTTATGACCAACAATACACTCAGCGTCTTCCAGATACTGAATACCTCTAATAATCGGTTCAGCAGCTTGTTTATCTGTTGCATGTTTAAAAGCTTGATCATTATAAACCATTGTTTGATCAGTTTCTGTATCATAAATACAAAGACAGTGGATCTTGGTAACATCACAGAGTAATCCGTCAGTTTCTAAATCAAAGATGAGCATTACCTACCGGACCATTTGTATGTCTTATCTACAAATTGTGCTCTAGCAATTGCTTGAGTTGTTGGTGGGTTAGGTCGTTTCAATTCAGAAGTCTGTTGAAGGGTTGAAGTCTGCTGTTTCTGTTGTTTCATTAAATTTACAGGTAGATAAGTCATAATTTAATCGACAAGCAACGCCTGTTTCCCCAGAGTAGCGATTCTTGAGAATTCTAACAGTTGTATCAGAGTGTTTAGATCCACTCTGCTGATCTCTTTCGAGTCCAATAACTGCATCGCTAAGTTGAGCGATTGCCGCACTTCCTCTAAGTTGTCCGAGTGTAACACGTGCACCTTCTTCATGATTTTGATCTGATGATGTGCGCTTAAGATGCGACACAAGAAATAAAGCAATGCCTGTTCGCTCAACTAATGAACGTAGGCGGGTCATTGTAGTGTCTATCATACGTCGCTCGTCTCCATCTAATCCACTGAGGAGGATTGATAGGTGATCGAGAAAGATAACCTTGGTATCAAGACCTGCAGCAAGATATTCAATACGATTGTAGATGATATCAGGATCAAAAGATCCAAACCCATCAAACAAAAATAAATCCCAATTGGCAAGCGTTCTTTCATAGGCTTTAGTCAACGTTGAACGATCGTGTTCACCCATATGTAGTGCTTTACCAACAATAGGAGACATAAGCCCTAAAGCAGTACGTCGGTTTGACTCTTCAAGTGCCAAATAACCGACCCTTTCTCCCTTCGATAACAAGTGAGCAGCCAAGTCTCTACAGACGGACGACTTGCCTTGTCCAGATCCTGAAGTAATAGTGACAAGTTCTCCGTACCTGATCCCGTGAAGCTTTGCTTGTAATCCTTGAAATGGGTAGTCATGATCTGATGGTGGTGATGGTGTAGTAACTAATTCAAGTAATGATTTACCATCTACAATACCATCAGGACGATATTCTCTACGTTTAAAGAATGCATCATCGATAGCTTTGTAATCATTAGCTTGTAAAGCATCTGAAAGGTCTTTGTAAGCCTCTAGACGGGCTATAAAAGCTCTACCAGGTGGTAACACACTTGCAGCTTCTTCAGCAGCTTTCTGTCCTGGTTCATCAGAATCAAACCAAAGTACAATCTCTTTGTAACCTTGGAGAAATTCTAAATTCTTTTGTATTGATTTTTTAGCCCCAGCTGCACCGCTAGGTAGTGACACAACAGGCCAAGTAGGAAATAATTCTGCATATGAGACGCAGTCTAGCTCACCTTCTGTAATTATAATACGTTTACCACTGTTACCCCATAAATATTGGGCAAAGAATGTACCAGGTGAGTCTCCTTCGTAAGTAAACTGTTTGTCTTTTGTTTTAACCTTAGCACCTTTGACAATGCCAGATTGATCGTGATAGTAAAACCTTAACTTGTCTCCATCACGATATACTTTGTATTTTTCACAAGTTTGTTGAGAGATTTTTCGTTTCTGCAGCCGTTCAGCTGAGCCTTTAATCTGCACGCGATTTGTATGATGAATGTGTATTGGCTCTTCATCACCTGGAGTATAAGCATGACACACAAAACAATAACCATGACCATCAGTATAGATACTATTACCATCTGATGAACCACAATTGTTACATGCCTCATGCCTAATAAACTCAGATGAGCCATTTAAGGGGGATGTTTTTGAATGATGTCCAAAGGATGTCATGTCTGTCACACCACTTTGCATAAGTGGTTTTACTTTTCTTACTAATTTTATTAAATGGAGATTGAAAGACCATACGTAGATCTAGATTAGGGTTTAGTAGTTTAACTGCCTTAATCTTCCTACGATCTTCAGCTTCCCAATAGCCTTTACATTCTAGATGTATGCCATTGGGTAAGATAAAGTCAGGGCAATACAAATGCTCAATTACATATGGAATCTTGACGGTTTCGTATTCATACTTAACTCCAAGCTCGACAAGTAAATCAGCAACTTTCTCCTCAAGCCCAGAGCGGAATGCCATCAGAAATCGTCCTCTTCTTCCACGTCCTTGCTAGGTGTGATATTAGGTTCAGAAGCTTTAAAACCTTCAGTAGTACCAAACATAGCTACTACATCTTCTGTACTCATGTCACCTGTGTCTACACCAGCTCCGTTATTAAGAGACACCAGTTGTACACCAACCAGTTTAAGACTCGTGCCATAAGTGACTCCATCACGAAGGATATATGGTTTCTGATAGAATGCCAACTTGACACGACTACCAGCATACATAGGTGTAGCTTCATCTGTAATCTGTACGCCTTGCGTATCGACAACAGGTGGACGGTTCTCTTCGTTCCAACTGAACTTGACTTTGTATTGCCCATCAGCTACTTCTTCCCATGGTTCAGGCTTTAGTGTTGAACGCTTAGGGTTCTTTAGTTTACCTTCTGCCCACTTGAGTGACTCAACACGGTCATCTTCAAGGGTATCAGCCATTGACTGATCGACAATAGCAGCTAGTGAATAACCAAACTTACTTGGTTTCAATACAGCTTGGTAGCCTTCCAGGACTACAGGCTGTTCGGTTTTGTGGATGTTGCGTGGCATTAACAGAAAAAATAAGTGGATTCAATCACGGATTCTGGTTCCAGATCTCCAATGATCGGTGGATTAGTCTCTGCTTCTATTTGAGTAGCAAAGTCTTGTAAATAATTATGCTCTGCAAATAAATGCATGTATGTTTCTCGTACTACGGAACTTAATAATTCCATGTCTGTAGCACGACACAATACAGAGTCATGTATAAGAGCAATCGGTGCATAAAAAGCTAATGCACTAAAATGTAAAAGCGAGGCGTCAAGTGAATGAATAAGATTAGGTGCTGTTGCGTTCTTGTGGTGTTGTTTATCTACCTTGTCACCATCTTCAGTAGCAACAGTAAGTTTACAACGACCAAGCAATTGTAGCTCAACCTGAATAGTTTTAGGTTTCATTAGACGTTGGTTAACAACAAAACCAGATGGTGTTACCCATTTTAGTTCTGTTTTACCTTTATCAATAGCTTTAGATACTTCATTTTCAATCCATGACATAACAGCCATAGGACCAGGAACAACAGTATCCATTGCATCCCTAACAGCAACAACAGTTTTAGTTAGATCGTCTTTATCAATCTCAACACCTTTCTCTTTTAATGCATCTCTAATGTACCCACGGTTGCTGAAAGGTTTGGCATTGTAGGGTACCGTCATGACTACCCTTTTGACTACCTTTCTATCCATATGATTACGGATAGAATTAGGGCAGAAAGGAGCAGCAGTATTAGCAACGACAGCATAAGCATCTTGTGGTTTATCAGAAGGAATAACATTTACTAGACTAGCAGTAGATTTATCTCTAGCTAATCCAGCTAGTATTTGTAACCCACTACATGTAGCATCAGTAGCAACTATTCCACCTGTTGTTGTTCTATCTTTAATCAAGACACAATGATAATATTCATCACATGCTGCTAAAAACTGCCAAGGTTCTGCAGCAGCTTCCCATTCGTGAATGTATTGAATTGGATCACATGCGACCATAGAAATAATATGAGTATTATTTATTACCCAATTTAATCTATCTTCAATAGTATCCTTATCACGACCATAAGTAGTAGCAACTTGAAAGGCTAACCATTTCTCAGCATACTTATTCATCTTTGCTTCTTTAGCAAATCGAAGTAGACTTTTTCCAAAGTCAGTATCTTGTGGTGTTAAGTGTGATGGAATAGGATAAGCTCTCCCTCTATAATCAAAACTCCATGGTAAATAAAATTTATCTTTATCTTTAAATCTTGCTACTGCTTCCATTGTCATTCGAGTTCTACAAGACTTTCTAAACTCTTGAGCTTGTAAATCATGAACTACTTTAGCTCTTCGTTTATAATCTTGTCTTGACTCTTTATTAACATCAATATCTATTGGTTTAGATGGTAGATCATGATGCATAATAGGGAGAAACTTACCGATTGCTCGTTCCATTCTATCTAGTTCTTCCGCTACCTTTACTGTAAAAGGATTTAAACGGTAAGCCACCTTCTGAATTTTGTTTAAAAATTCGATTGGTGTTTCTCCCTGTATAGATGTGGGGTTACCACGCCTTACTAAATTATGACCTGCCATGATCTCATTTAGGAAATAACCACCACATGATTCATTGCTCCAATCTCTTGGAGGTATAAGCATAGGCCATGCAACAGGACTAAATAATTCAGCATTTTTCATAATCTCATCTTTTTTCTCCATAAATTCTGGAGTAGGGACAATATGTTGAATTTTCTTTCGTCCTTGCTGATGTATGTGTTTAGTAAACCAACCACTAGTCTCCATAATGCAGTCTAGTAACCAACCACCAAGTTGAACACGATTTTTACTACCCCATGTCTGCCAAGGCGTAACATCATACCTGTTCATTAATGTTCTGATGTTAACTAGTTTCTGTTGTGTACCAGAAGAACTGTGCCAATAACGTTCTTTTAGTTTATACAGTAACCCAGGTGCTGTCTTTTCATAATGCCTCATCTGGCACTCCTGTTCAACAGCTAGTCCAATAGCTTCACAAACGCCTACAGTGACGTTTGATTTGTCTTTATGACTAAATACCTTATCAAAGCATACCTTAAGTGCTATAGCAGCAGCAGCGAGTGGCTCAACATCAGCAAGATACTGTTGTATCTCCTTAAATGATTTACCCGCTTGTCCTTTCTTTAATCTAGCGGTAGTATCTTCAATACGTGCCACCAACAAAGGAAGCAGGGTATCAATAGAAGCAGCTCCGTAAACACTAGCAGACGCATAAGATTTGTTTTCTAAATCTCGGGTGTTCTTATGTAGTTTTTTTAGACCATGTGCAATAGCATCACGTTCTAATTGAATTTGTTCGTCTAACTCTTGTTCAGTCGGAATCAGCAATCAAGTCGTCTCCTGCGTCCTTGTTTGGTGTGTATGTGAAATCGTAACATTGTGCTAGCTCTGGGTAAGCTTCACTTAATTCTTCAAATTGATCAATCAAAATTAAACTCATTTGGGTTATGTGGTGTAATAAATTGTAATTCAGAATCTGTACATACGACAAACTCAGACTTATCAGCCATCAACTGCTTAACTTTATTTTTAGCAGCATGTTGTTTCTGATACGTGTACTCTTTGATCTTACCTTTAGATGTAGTTTCTCTGATGATACAACAAACAGAGGAGGGTAGTTCCCAACCTCTGAGTTTCCAATCTACAAATTCTTCATAGGTTGGAGCATATAAAAACTCATCAGGTACTTCCTTCCATTGGCGCCAGTTGTTAGGTAGATACGGTTTCTTACCAGTCATCGTCATCCAGATAAACATCTTTTAGTTTAGAAGAGCCACCGGACAATTCAACAGCAGCGTGTAACGCGTGCTCCAAATCGGGTGCAAGTAACCACTGCACCTGCTCGTCTGTTGTGACATAGCGCCACGTCTTAAGGCGTTGTTTCTTTAGCATTATTTCTTTGAATAGTAACGTGATGTGATACGATTAGAACGCTGATAAATAACAGCAGTTGAGAACAATCCTACCATACCAATGATGGCAAGGATGATCGTTGATTCATCCCATTGCATAAAAAACTGCGTCCTTGCTGGTGTGAATGTGTTGAATGTGATTGACAAAAATACCGCCGCTAAATATAATAATAGCGACGGATTGTGATTAGATTGTAATAAGAATTACAAATTAATTAAATTTGATTGTAATAAGAATTACAAATTAATTAAAAGTTTTGATTAAAGAAATAATATTCAGAATCAAAATACACAGAAAAGAAATCGTATTTTAATGTTTGATGCCACACTAATTCCCAATCAATGGCATACTGTACCCAAGTAGGTAATGCATCCATCTCAGAAGAATAGGTATCACTCATCAAATCTTCACAGAATGTTGCCTCGTCACGATAACAACCAGCATACGCATCTTCGAGTTGTTCGATGTCAGTGATACCGTACGATGTCAACTCCTCCATGAATTGCTCAATGTCAGTAACTGACTCAGAGTCAATAACTTTGGAGATGGCTTCTTCGTAGCGTGAAAGAGTTGGTGCAATCATAGTTGTGTGAATGTGTTGTTTGATGAGTGACAAGTTAGTTAATCAAGCAAGAGTGAAAGAAGAAACATCGGTGTCATTGAGGCAGTACTCGTTAACCCACTTACCGAATGATTTGACATTGCCAAAGATAACATCGAACATACCATCTTCGCTAACATTGCTGTATAGATACTGCCTGTTATTGTTGAACGTTACCAATGCTTGATTTGTTGCTTGGTTTACTTCAAGATTCTTGATTGCAGAAGACTTTATGCTGTTACGCGCAGAAGGTGTGAAGAACATAATAAAACAATAGAGTGAATAAGTAGGGTGTGAAACCTACATCTAACCACCGAAGTGGCTAGAGGTAAGCATCAACTATGGTTAGCGATGAACTCGTCGAGAGTGTAACCGTCGTCGGTGTCAGTGTCAGCAACTAGCTGATCATAAGACAATACATCTAACGAAGCACGATAGTCAGCAGGTGACATGTCAACGTCAGGATCGAAGTCGTCATGGCAAAGATAGTCATACTCATGACACAATGCGTCGATGAGTTGTACACGTGTGTATGTGATACTAGACATAATCAAGCAGCAGATTGAAGAGTGAGAGGATTAGCATCGAAGTTGTCTGCACACTTACTATCATAAGCGAGACAATACTTGTTAACCCATGAACCGAGACTGATTGTATCTTCTAACAATAGTTTAAGGATAGCACGACGACTAACATTGTTGTAAGCATAACGCTTAACACTCTTGTTAGTGTTCTTGTAGTACACAGTACACCAACCACACCAAGGATTAACAATGATGTAATCAATGAAGGATGAAGAACGAATGATAACAAACGCTTTGTTGAGTGGATTAGAAAGCATAGTGTGATTGATTGAGTACTTAGTTAGTATGGCAGAGAATGGAGTGAAAGTCAAGCGGTAGTGGACAGTTCCTCACGTGTCATGTGGTATTGGTAGTTACCATTAGACATACGCGCACGTTGTAGCGCACGCTCTGCATCATACTGTGCAGTGTAGTAATCGAAATCTTTGGATACACCGTTAGCGGTGCGAGTTAAGACGAAACGGAATGGTTGTTTGTTCATGCTTACAGTATGGCATAGAATCGGTGGGAAGTCAATGGTTAGTGTGCACTTTGCCAACTGTCACACTCTCCAGTAATACCATCTAAGTAATCTGCAATCATATAAAACCACATGTCATTTTCATAGCAATCATTCATACCACTGTACCACATAACATCAACAGTTTCATCGATTTGTTGTTGCTTAGAGTTCATGAAATACCTCGATTGTGTTAGTTACAATAATACCATTTAGTTTTGCTGGTTTGTTTCGTTTAGCACGCTTCTGTACATCACACCATAATAGTGTACGCATTGGTTTATCGTGAAGTGTGAATGTGGTTTCTTTTAATCTCATTTTACTTGAACACATATCCTGACTCAAACTCAACAACCTCGTTGTTATCTTTGATAAACCATTGATAATCTTTCTGAAATACACCATCAGTTAATGCATCACAGAATTCATTGATGATAACATTGAGACGAGATTTAGTCGTGTTAGTACGCCATCCACCATCAAATACTCTGACGTTGTTATCAGTCACTGTCGCAATGTGATTGCCGTGAAGATACACAAGTGATGCATTGTTGTCGTTAGTGTATACCTCAGTATTTGCCTTATGCCAACACTTTCCCAACTTGATTGCACTGATCATGTCACGTTCAATCTGTCGCATTGTCTCTCCGTTTGGTATACATATAGTATGGCACAGTGTACAACCAAAGTCAATGGGTAGTAGACAGTACGTTAACTGGCGCAACAGATGTTGTGCGATATTTACACGTATCCGTGTACCACGTTAAATATTATTTAGCAGCGTCATCGCTCGCGCTACGCGCTCGCTAATTGCGCCAAATGTTTGCACATAATGAACATTATTGCAGAAGCGAGCGAAGCGAGCGGCAACGATTAGTATATTTTATACCCCTATGGGGGTTTTATAAGTAATACTTATATGATATATGGGTTCACAAATTTATGTCATTTTTTAAGGAGCCTTTGCTCGTTAGCGTAAGGTTCCGACATAACAAAAGAGGTATAATCGTTAAAATACTGTGGAAAATAGGACCAAACAGGTAAGCACTGTTTAATATTATGATAATTTGAGGTACACATAGTAATAAACAGTGCTAAGCAGTTAAGAGCTTGTTGAATTGAGACTATCACTGAACATTGCGTTATAAACGATAGGGAATTGCTGTTGTATAAGAGATTTAACGTTATCAGCTATCAATTTGTGTTCATATTGTGTACCATTAGCACATCTAAGGTCAGTATAGTGCAACCAGGAGCGCAGGGTACCGTTCATATAGAGTTTAGTGGGTGTTGATAGGGGAAGGATGTCTCTTGCACACTCTTTAGCGACACCATGATCTAACATATCAGTATATAAGTCTAGGGATTGCTTATATAGATTTTGAGTACGCATTTCAAACTGTTGTGTAAGGAATGGATCTAGATCATCAATACTATTCTGTCTATTTTTAGTATCTTGTCTACGCAGGTTAGGCAGTTGTGGAGTATTAACGACTTGAGCGTAACGTTGGGAGAATTCTTGAAAGGAGAAGGAGCGGTGACGAAGGATTTGACTAGCAACACTTCGGGTTGTGTCAATCTGTACACACATATTAACCATTTCAAAGGGAGACCAATGCTTATGTTTAATTAGATATTTAATAAGACCTGTATAATTATCATTATTTTGATTAGATGGGTTAGATACTCTAGCCATATAAGCTATTAATGATTCAGCATCGGGTGTTACGTGAACGAGTTCTACGTTATGCATACAGTAGTATAAGTTGTGATGGGATTAATAAAGAGTGGTATTAGGAAGTATAATAAATACTCCAAGATTCAGTAATATTAGAGGAGGAATGAGAGCTTGTCTCGAATTCCTCCTTTTGAGCAGTCGGGTCCACCCTTCCCTTCTGCCTATAGATGTGGGGTTAAGCTAAACCCAGGTAGGGATTGAGTTTCTAGAGTTACCTTTAGCTTGTTGTCTTTGTGTTAAATTCATACCCAATACTAAATGATTAGCAGATGCTTGTGGGTCATCAATAAGCTCTTCTAACATAGCATTCCACTCTGTACGTTTACGATCTTTAATAGCTTCTAAGGCAGATATACCCATAGCATCTGTAAAGTATTTAATACCTTGAGAGAGAGCGTCTAATCTATCATCATGTCTAATTGCACCTTTTTCACGACACATCCTAGACATTTGATAGAATAACATATAGAGTAGTCGTTCTTCTGGTGCAGCATCTGGATTAGACTTAAAGTCTTTTTCAATTACGGAACGGTTAATAATGAGTCGATGTTGATTGAGGATGGGTTCGATGGAATCAATGATTCGATCTTCTTTTCTAACATTTGCTCTGACTTCTTCAATATCAATTCCTTGTTTTGTTTGTTGAAGATGTTTGCGGAACAACTCGCTAACAATCCCGTCACCAAAATTAGTTTCAATAAGTAACTTAGATACGCCATACTTTTTACAACCTTTTAAAATATCAAGTAATGTTTGGTCTGAGTATCCATCTCTGTAAGCACGCATTTCGTGCAAGTACAAGAAACCGTTCCGTTGGGAGATAAAAGCTGCTGCTGTTTCATCCGTTCCACGGCCCGATGGATCAACTGAGCATATTGTTTCTTGGTAAACATCCCATTCTCCTTGGAGCTGCATTGGAGAGTAGAAATAATCTCCAGGTAAACCAACCGTTGGAAGGTCTTTGATGACGTTTTGGGGATCGGAGCACCATACAACGGATTCAGGTGCAGTAGTTGGGTTAACGCTAGTAACAATAAGATCAGCACATTTAAGAGGGAATTTTTCTGCATCAGATAAACTTGTGTCTAACATAAATTGCAACATAAAGTTGCTACGACCCATTGATGCTTCACGTTCAATTAAATCATCATTATCAAATCTATCATCTGTTATTTCCCATTTCTTAGCACCTTTATCAATGTCTTCGACAAGTTGTGGTGCTAGGAGACCTTCGTATTGACTAACTTTACGAGGATATCTAGCAGGCCAAACAAATGGTTTGTAAGAACGTTCTGCTAGTTTACGATATACAGTAAATGTAGTCTGTGGTGTTCCGAGAAACATAATACGGCTATCTGATTTAGGAGTGAGAATAGATTCAGCTTCAGTACAAAGTTGTAGAAGTTTCTCCCTCATAAATTCTGTCATTGAGTTGCCGGGAACCTCAATGTCGTCAAGAATCATTAAGTCAGCGCGAGAACCTGTCAGTTGGCCAGTAATCCCTACAGACTTGACGGAAGGTGCTTGGTGGGGGGAACAGTTTACATCGAAACTGATTCGTGACCATCTTGAGTCGTCTGATCTGGGCTGTAAATGTTTTAACCATGAAGTTTCTATAATTAATTTTTGTAAGAAGATCGACATATTATCTGCACGTTCTTTAGATGCAGAAATAATCATTATCTTTTTTTCGGAGTTATTAAAGAGAGTCCAAAGAACAAAAGCACCAGTAATCCAGCTCTTACCAACTCCCCGAAATGCTTGGATCTGTAAACGCTTTGGACCGTGTTGAAGGTAATCAGCAATTGCATATTGGGCACGTGTAGGATTTGGTAGGTCGAGTTCATTCCATAATGCTTGAAGAAAAAGTTTAAAATCACTCTTTAATAGATCTAATGTATTCATCGTTTCTCCAAGTTTTAGGTCCAAAGGGTTTATTAGGTAAATGTTGTTTAACTGTAAAATTTTGTCTGTCAGTTACAAACATAGGATCATAACTTAAAGATTCATAACGTATGTCAAACCAACGATTATTATCTAATTCTTTTTTTAAAAAATCAATATATCTGTAGCTATGTCCAACATAATTACGGTAAAAATTAGAATCACCTATGTAATCTTTGTACCATTCTATACGTTCCATACTTTTTACAATATCATCGACATTACGATACATAAAAGCAAATTGAGCAGTAGGAAACATATAAGATACTTCTAAAATAGCTTTAAGTATAAAAGGAGCTTGTATAACACTGTTTATAGGTATGTCAGGGTTATACTTAAGCTCATCAATAAACTTTCTACCAGTTTGTCTGGCTATGATGTGGCTAGCAAGCCGTGAGCCTGCTCTCTGTGGGCCTGTAACAAAGATTGGGTGGGTCATAGGTACAATCTAGCGTAGAGTAGGTGGAAGGGTGGTTAGAGGGGCTTACAGGAGGGTTTAGTTAAAAAGGGCTGGATTAGATTTAGCTTCACCCGTATATTTAGGACTAACACTTCCAATTAAATCATCCATTGGTTCCCAAAGTTCAGCAACAGCTGCATTATAAACTGCGTCACCTTCAATACCTGGTTCAAAAAGGTCAGCCCATCTATCTAGCAAATCATCAACGTTGTCCACATCTTTTAAAAGACGTTGATAATCAGATTTACTAAGTTCAGCACCCATAGATCTTAATTCGGTATGCATACGGTTATGGGGTGTTTGTTTCATATTAAGTAAGTTAGCTTTAATATCTCCAGCACGTCTACCTTTAACTGAAGCAAATTCAGCCATAAGAATAAGGTCATCTTTTGTAGCTACACCTTTTGAAATTAATTCATCCATTTTACCAAAAAAAGCTGCACTCATACCTTTAGGAAACAAATGATGTTGTTCAAGATACCCTTTAATTTTCCTAGCAGTTTGTTCAGCTTTTTTTTCAGACAAACCAATAGTGCTTCTAAAATAATTTACATTTTTAAAATCTTGAATACGTTCAGCTTCTTTAGTCGAAACAAATGGTAGTACATTAGATTCTGCTCTACTTAAACCTTCTTGAGCGTTCTTTTTATTATCAGTTAAACGATCAATAATTTTGTTAACGTTACCTTTTTCTGTTTCCCAATATTTTTGTAATTCAGGGGAAGAGTTATTAACAAATTCTTGTAAATTTTTAGGATCACCTTTTAATTCTCTAAGTGCATCTATTTCATTATTTTTAAGTGAAATTGTTTTACGATAATCATCAATATTTTTATCACGTCTAAGTAATTGTTTTCCTTGCATTCCAGATGCATCATACATTGAATCACCAGGTTTAACACCAACAGCTGTGTTTACCCTTTGATTTGTAGAAGTAACAGCTTTCATCACCTGTGGTCTCTTCAAAGAAATAGAACCATTAGATGCAGATGGTGCTAAACCCATTGGTGCTGATCCTGCTGTAGC